TGGTTATTCAACAGCAGCACAAGACAACCCATACAGAGTTGAAGTAGATCCTTTTAGACCACCTGTTGAGAACGAAGATGATAAATTACCAACTGATCCATGTCCTGAAGGATTTGTTTATGATCCTGTAATGAAAAGATGTATGCCCATAGAAGAAGCACAAGAGTCAGATGGTGATGACAAAGATCCTTTTGATCCTACAAAAGCATTATTAGACAGAATGAAAAAAGATCCAACTACAGGTTTTGGTGCATCAAATATTCTTGACGATTATGTAACTGAGGGTTTAGGACAAGGTACATTTTTAAAATTTGATCCAAGTGTTGGTAAGCCACCTCCCTTTTTTGGACTTGGCATACTTGATGCTGTTCTAGGTGGTAATGAAAGAAGGCAAAATTTATACAATGATGCCATAAAGTTTATGCAAGAAAACCAATATGGTCAAAATGTTGGTAACAATATGTTTCAAATATTTACACCACAACAATATTACAGAAATGTATCTGGAAATTTACTAGATCCTAATGCTACGATGACACCAAGTGGAGAAAATATTACTGTTGGACAAGCAGTAGAAAGTGTTTTAGATCCTCAACCACAAAGTGGAGAATCATCAGGATCACCAATAGCACAAGATCTTTCAGGTGGTTTACTATACACATCGCCATTGACAAGTGTAAAATCTGATGGCACAAGAGTAAGAAATGATGCTGCATACAAAGCTGCTGTAGCTAGAAACATAGAAAGAAACAAAAAAGATTTTGGTACTTCTAAATTTAAAGTAGGATTAGGATTTACAGGTGGTAGATAAAGAAATAAAACGCAGTCAACAAGCCAAAGAAATTTTAGAAAATCCCATTTTTATAGAAGCAGTACAAAAAGTTAGAACAGAGTTACAAAACGAATGGCTAAACTCTGATCCAAAAGATTCAGCACAACGAGAAAACATTTTCGGCATGAGGAGAATGTTAGAGGTTGTATTGATACAAATACAATCTGTCTTAGAAACAGGCAAGATTGTAAAAAAATAGGAGAAATATAAATGGCAGAACAACCAGTAATGGAATCTGCAACAGAAAACACAAATGAAACTGTTGCACCAACGCCCAAGCCTCTAAACACAGGAGAGGCAGCAGATGTCTTGAAGAACTTACTAAATCCAGAAGCCTCTAAGACTCAAGAAACTGCAAGTGAAGAATTACCAAAAGAGGTAAGCGACTCGGAAACGAATATCGAAGATACTTTTGATGATCCTGAACTAATCGATCAAATTGAAGAAGAAGAAACATCTAACAATAATCAGGAACTTTACAAAGTTGTTGTCGATGGACAAGAGCTTGAAGTCACCCTTGATGAACTTACGAAAGGTTATTCTCGACAAAGCGATTATACTCGTAAAACCGAAAAACTATCACAAGATAGAAGAAGTGTTGAAGATTTAAAAAACGAATACACTAGGCAAAACGAGGAGGCTAAAATCAGACGAGACCAATATGAGAAACAACTTCAAATATTGTCTGAACAACTAAAACAAGCTGAACCTGACAAGGTAGAACTTGATAAACTTTATGAAGATAATCCAGCAGAGTATGTTCGTGTAAAAGCAGAACAAGATCGCAGAAAAGAATTATTGGAAAAGGCTAGTCAAGAACAGGAAAAATTACTGTTAGAAAAACAAGAGGAGCAAAAAAAACAATATGATGCTTATCTTGTTGAACAACGAAAATTACTTTCTGAAAAACTACCCATATATGCTGACAAGGATAAGGGCAGTAAATTTGTAAATGAACTTACAAATTATGCCAAATCGATTGGTTACACAGACCAAGAGATTGCCATGTTAGTTGACCATAGAGCTGTGTTAATGTTAGCAAATGCTTATCGTTACGATAAGTTAAAAAAAGCTAATTTAAAAAACAAAAAAGTAACTAAAGTATCTAAGGTTGTAAGTTCATCTAGTCCTAAAGTTCAAGATGATAGTGATGTTGCAAAGCGTATTAAGTCTAAAAAAGCAGCTCTTAAAAGAACAGGAAAAGTTAACGATGCTGTTCATGTTTTACAAGAGTTGTATTCTCAATCAACAACATAGAAAGGAATAAGTAATGGCACAACCAACCAATACTTTTGACACATACGATGGTGCAAATTCTATAAGAGAAGATTTAGCTGATGTAATTTACAATATTTCACCGACTGAAACTCCTTTTATGAGTAATGCTGCAAAAGGTACAGCGACAAACACATTGTATGAATGGCAGACAGACTCATTAGCAGATGCTGCTGCTAACGCACAAATCGAAGGTGACGACTATACAGGCGATGCAAGAACTGCAACTGTAAGACTAAACAACCAAACACAAATCTCTGCAAAATCAGTAACTATTTCTGGAACTGACGATGCAGTAGATAATGCTGGTATGTCAACACAGATGGCTTATCAATTAGCAAAGATGGGTAAAGAACTCAAGCGAGACATGGAAAGAGCTTTTGTAGGAATAGAAAATGCAAAAGTTGCTGGTAACTCATCAACTGCAAGAGAAACAGCTTCTGTCGGAACATGGTATGGTGGAAACAAACCCGGCACATCTTCTGCTGCTGGTAACTTCTCAACAAATGGTTCGCCTTCAGCAACTCCGGCTGGTACAGGAGCAACAGCAATCGCTGGTGGTTCTAACAGAACTTTTACAGAGGCATTATTAAAAGCTGGTCTTTTAAAAGCCTTTGAATTAGGTGGAGAACCTGAGACAGTAATGATGTCACCATCACACAAACAGTTAGCTTCTGCATTTAATGGTGTCGCAACAAAGTACAAAGATGCGAGTGATAGAGTATCTATCGGTACAACTGACATTTATGTATCTGACTTTGGTGAGGTAGCTTTTGTACCAAACAGACATCAACAAGCAAACAGAGTTGATATCCTACAAATGGATATGTGGAGTGTGGACTTCTTAAGACCATTCCAAACAACTGATCTTGCAAAAACTGGTGACTCTGACAAAAAGTTACTCTTATGTGAGTACGCTTTATGTGCAAAAGCACCTAATGCAAACTACGGAATATTTAACTTAACTGCATAATTTTTTGTAGTCAAAGGACTGGGGGTGTATATTGCACCCCCTTTATCATACAGAGAGGAAAAAATGACAATATTCAGTAATAAAAAACATTCATCAAGACTTTATAAAATTGTTGAAAACTCAAAAAAGATTGAACAAACTGTATCAAAAGGCACAGGTAAAAAACAATCAAAACAAACTTCTGGTGGAGATAGAAAATACGATCCTATGTTAAGCATGAGAAGTAATCAGGGTTTGGAAGTACAAGATACTATTGATATGATGATTGCAAAAGCAATAAAGTAATGGCTAAAAAATTCTCACTTAACGATCCAGACGATCAATCATCAGTAAAGACAAATCTTATTGTTGATGAAGCTGAGAATAAAATACACATAGAAAACTATCAAGACGAATCTACAGTTAAAGAGATCATTGATGCCAATAAAGTTGCACAGAATGAAGGTGCATATAAAGCAAAAGCCTTTACCCATGAGAAGGGTTATCGTGTAGCAAGATTACCAAACATTGTAGTACACCAACTAGCAAAAAAAGGTATCATAAATTACAATGGCAAAGTGCTTGATAAAACTCGTTTTTTTAGGTGGCTTAACGACTCCGATAATAAACACTTTAGAATTTACACAGGAAACTTATAATGGCATTAGACACATATTCGAATCTTAAAACATCGATTGCAAATTATCTAAATAGAAGCGATCTTACTGCGTTTCTTGGTGATTTTATTTTATTAACAGAGGCTCGTCTAAACAGAGAACTACGAGTTAGAGAGATGGTCAACACAGATACATCTATCACAACAGTAGCTGGTACACAAAGTTACGCTTTACCTACAGGATATCTAGAGGCCACAACAATTATTTTTCAAAGTGATCCTTTCTGTACTTTAAGATTTATTAGCAACACAGATTTTTATAATAAATACAACAATAGTCAAGCTAGAGGTAAACCAACATATTTTACAGTAGTAGGAACAAATATATTATTAGGTGTACCACCTAATAGTGCAACAACATTACAAGTAAATTATTATAAAAAACTTGATACACTTTCAGACAGTAATACAACAAATACAATTTTAACAAACTACCCAGAGCTGTATTTATATGGTTCATTGGCAGAATCTGCACCCTTTATCATGCAAGATGAAAGAATAAATACATGGGGTACTCTATATAAAGAGGCATTAAAAAATGCAAATGAAACATCATCAAGAGGATCTACAACATCATCACCATTACAAATGTCAACCCCTCAGGTGGCATAGATGATAGAGTTTGGTGACTTACAAGCCGATCTACCTAGTTATCAAAACTCAGGTGCATTAGTAGTAGATAATGTTTTACCTTTAGCAAAAGGTTACAAGAGCCTAGCTGGTTTTCAGGCACTTAGTGGTACAGGATTAAATAATGCAGCAGTAGGATTGTTTACTAGCTTTAGTGCTAGTGGTTCTACAAACTACGCTGGTGATAGGTCAAAACTTTATCAAATGGACTCCTCTCTTGTCTTTCAAGATAAAAGTAAAGCTGGTGGCTACAATAACTCTACGACAGAAAATGCTAGAGACTTTTGGGCATTTACACAATTTGGATCAAACATAATTGCAACCAAT